CCGGACAAGCCGGCCAGTGCCTCCACGAAGTCATCCGTTTCTATGCCCAGCTTGGATAGCTCAGCCCGGAAGTTGCTGGCCGGGTCCTGAAACTGCAACAGCGCATTGCGCAGTGCCGTACCACCCAGCGATGCCCGGAAGCCCGAGTCAGCCAGCTTGCCCACCAGCGCGGCCGTGGTTTCCACGGTCAGCCCGGCTTGCCGCGCCACCGGCGCCACGAACGTCATGGCCTCACCCAGCTGCGCAGTGGTCTGCGCTGATCGCTGGGCTGCCCGGGTGTAAACGTCAGACACCCGGGCCGCGTCCTCGGCCGACAAGCCGAAGGCGTTTAGCGCGGTGGTCACCTGCAATGCAGATTCGGCCACCGTCTGATTGTTACCGGCCGCGAGATCGAGCACCGGTGCCAGCGTGGCTATGGCCTCGCCTGCGTTCTGGCCTGAGCGCGCCAGTTCCTCCAGCCCCTGCGCGGCCTCAGTGGCCGTGAATCGGGTGGTGGTGCCGGCCTCATCAGCCGTGGCACGCAGCCGCTCCAGTTCCTCAGCGGTGGCACCTGTGACCACGCCCACCGTCTGCATGGCTTCATCAAAGTCACCGGCGCTGCGGATGGCGCCGGCGAAGAAGCGCACGCCCACCACGCCGGCCACGGCTGTGGCAGCGGCCGCCACCACGCCAAACCGCTTGGCCAGCCGGCCCACACCATTGGACAGCGAGCGCAGCCCGCGCGTGGCACGATCCCGGAGCGTGACGACTACGGTTGCAGTTTTTTTCGCCATGGATTACCTCAGCGCATAACGGATAGCGCGCGCCAGTTCATCCTCATAGCGCGCGGCCAGTGATCTGCCTAAATCGTCCTCGGCTGCGTTCTGTTCCATCATCGTGGCCACGCTGGGCCCGGTCAGCCGCTTGATGGGGTAGCGCCCTACCTGTGCGCCACGCTGGCCAGATTTGAATGCGCGCCGGAACACTTGCTTGCCGCCGATGGGCTGGCGTATGAAGCCGGTGGCAATGGCCACGCGCTGCCCCTTGAGCACTTCCACAGACACACCGCGGCCGCTGGCACGCAGTGAGCGCGTGCCGGCGAAGGACGTTAGCGAGATAGGCTTCGACTCGCCCTGCACGATGTAGTAGCTGTTATCGCGGATGGTCGTAACCGTGATGCCGCGCTTGAGCCTCGCCGCCTTGATGTTGTAGGGCTTGCGGCCGCGGCCGCGCACCAGCGTACTGATGGCGGCCTTGGTGCCGCGCCGGGTGCGGTTAAGCGCCACCCGCTGCGCACGCTCCAGCTGCTGAGGCAGCAGCTTGCTGAATATCTGCTGCACATCGCGCAAGTCACGTGTATCCAGCCGGATAAAACCACTACCGGCCACGCGCCCACTCCAGCACGCGCGCGCAGCAGGTGTTACGCCCGCCGGGCTGAATGGCCGTGTACTCCACCATCACGGCGCGCATGTCGATACCCGGGTGAAGTGCCTGCACTGTGCTGCGCTTGCGGTCAGCCGTGTAGTCCAAGCCCGGGGTATACTTGCGATCACCGGATGCGGAACGCACGACCACCTCGCCCTCATCGGCAATGCGCATGTCCAGCGCCACCGGCTGCTGCGCACTCAAGCGCACCCGGCACGTGTGCGGCACCGTCAGATCAAACGGCACGGCGCCGGCAGCCAACAGCCCCGGCACTTCCGGCGCGTACTGCACGGCCCGCGCCACCTTTCGGGTTTCACGCCCCTGTATCAGCGGCGTCACTTTCGCCAGCGCCCGCTCGTACCTCAGCAGTGCCTTTGTCGCGTCCACGATCCTGCGTAGCATTGCGCTTGCCTCCACGCTTGCCAGACTTCACCCGCTCACCGCTGCCGGCAGCGAGCACGAATTCAGCAGCGGCCCGGGGCAGATCAATCTCTGCCCCGGGTGCTGCTTCCTCACCCCGGTGGGTATGAGGCTTGAGCAGCCGGATACGCATCAAGTGCCCGGCGTGTATTCTTCGTAGAAGAACGGCTGCGACTTGCCGGTAGGCGTGATCAGCGTGCCGGTCAGCTGGGGTGCCAGCCACTCGTCCGACTTCAAGTCAGTGCCACCGGCCGGGCGCAATGCCACCTGCTCGATGATCAGCCGGATGACCTTGCCCGAGTCAGCCTGCCGCAGCGACTTGCCATCCATTAGCAGCGCCGTCGTGATGCTTTCAGACTTGGCGCCGTTGACGCGGAAGCCATCGCGTGCGCCGTAGCTGTAACCCACCTCGATGGTGTCACCGTCCGTGATAGCGCCGCCTTCGATGGCACGGATCATGCCGTTGCGGTAGTCGATCACGTAGTCAGTGGATGCGGCGTGCGAAGGCGAGCCGCCCGGGCCGGTCACCGTGGGCGGTGTGCCTTCGTCCAGATTGACGTTCGCCAGCGGTACCCACTTGCCGGTGCGCGCCACCACTTCCTCCTCGGTCACGCTGCCGCTGCTCACGGCAATGTCCACGTCCTGCCCGAGAAACATGCCCTTGAGCACTTCGCGCACGATGCTGTCAGTGGTCATGGTCATCGTCCACGGCGCCGGCAGCGTCACGCTGTCCAGTGCCTGCCCGAATGTTTCGCGCATCCGGCTAACCCGGTCACGCTGCTCACCCTCGCCCGGGGTAAGCGTGAATTCCGATACGTTGATCGGGTCCTGCTGGTAGCCGAGAAAGGCGCCAGCATCGTTGAAAAAGCCCAGCCGTACATCACCGGCCAAAATCAAGCCGCGTTCACTCATGGTTCCACCTCATTGCGTTGGTTGTGCCCGGTACGGGCAGGGTTGCTGCATAAACAAACCCGCCGAATGGCGGGCCTTAATTTGCTTGGTTGATTGGTTGGTGCCGGCTATGTCTCGACGTAGCGCAGCTGAAACGTGAGGCTTACGGCCAGCACCATGGATGCGCTTTCGGGGTACGTGACTTCCTGCCCGGTTTGCGTCAGGCGCTGCACGCCATCGTGGCGCCACTCCACCTGACTGGCGAATAGCGCGGCGCGTACATCAGCCCCTATTTCCTCGGATAGCTGGAGCCACTGCGACCCGTCCTCCATCGGCCAGATCACCAGCACCTCAACGTCACGCACGAAGATAGCATCCAGCGTGGCCGTGGCCGCGCGTACTTCGCCGGCCGCCTCAGACATGGAGACTTCGCCGGGCTCGATCAGCACCGTGCTGGGCAGCGGTGCGTTGTGGTCATCCAGCGGCACCGGTTGCAGGCCATTCACGTACACCGATTGCCCGATGTCATGGTGTGCACCGTTGGCCGTGCTGATGGCCTCGATGCGCGACTGCCACCGTGCCATGATGTCCATAAAGCGGGTGCTCATTCGATAGCCTCCACGTGGCAGTGCGCGATGCGCAGGTTGCTGTCCTGCGATGGCACCCGGTCCTTGATGGTGTAGCGGGTGCCGGTCTTGACAACCTGCCACCAGTCACCGATGCGCGGCTTGCCCACTTGCCCCATCAGGTAATGGACCTCCGCGCCGGATTGAATCTTGGGCACGCCGAATTCGTCGGCCAGCTCCAGTGTATTGATCATAATCACGCAGTCGGCGGGCTCACCGCCGGCCGCGCGATGGAATGTGGCGGCATACGTATCCAGCCCCTCCATGGTGCTGAATATCTCCGCGTCAAGCTCGTGCATGTCGATCATCGCCGCTCCCGTAGAAGCAACCCCGCCGGCGGCCGGCGGGGTGCGGTTGTGGTAGTGATTAAACCGTCAGCCGGTCGCGGACCTTGGCGACACTGGCACGGCCTACACCGCCCACCTTAGCCAGGTCCTCCAACGACTCAAACGGCCGGGCTTCACGCCGTGCCACGATGTCAGCCGCGGTCTGCTTGCCCACCCGTGGGATGACCTCGGCCAGCTGCTCAGCCGTAGCCGTATTGACGTTGATCACGTCCGGCGTGGCCTCGCCCGTGGCGTCACCGCCCGCGGCTACCTCGCCAGTGTCACCGCCGGCATCGTTGCCGCCGGTGTCGTTATCGCTGGTGCTCGCGCTCTCCTGCGCGCCGGCATCGTCACCGCCGGTGTCACCCGGGCCGGCAGTGCCGGCCCCGGTGTCATCGTCAGCCGTTACCGGCTCAGGCTCACCCGCCCCATCATCGGGGCGGGCAATGCCGCGCTCGACCAGCGATGCCTCACCGTCAAACGGCTCACCCGGCGGCACTTCAATGAAGTTGCCGGGCTTGCCGGTGACCACTGTGTGTGTATCACTGATCAGGCGCATATCAGCGCACCGTTGCGGCCAGTACCGCATTCGGCCGGTACGGCACGACCAGCGGCGCCGACTGCAACAGCAGGTAGCGCACGGCCGGGTCCTTTTCGAGCCACGACTTGGAGAAGAAGCGGCGCGCTTGGAAGCCCGCTTCTTCGTCGCGGATGGCGCCGTAGGCACGCACGCCTTCCAGCGCAACCGGGTCCAGCACCATCACCGTGTGATCCGGCAGCATCTTCTGCGTGGCGCCGGCTTCGTCTACATAGGTGTCTTGGTACACCCACAGTTCGAAGTCACCCATGGTGCCGACCATGCGGGCACGCGACTGGCCGCGGCTGATCGGGCCCAGCTCAGCGCTGGACGCGGAACCGCGCCGGGTGTCCACCAGCTTCATGAAGTTGTCGTCGGCGCGTGCGATCTTCCACGCCTTCGGGTCCATGATGATGGTGGTGGCAACGGCGCCGCTCTTGTCCTGCACCGTGCCCGACCAGTCCTCGATCAGATCACCGGGCTTGACGCCGGATTCACCCCAGCGTGCGGTGCTGGTCAGTGCCACGGTCAGTGCGGCATCGCGGCCGAAATCGACAATGGCTTCCGGGTAGCCGTCACCCTTCACCGTCACCTTGCCGGTGCGCAGCGCTTCGGAGGCCATGACGGCCTCGCGCCGGGTCAGCATTTCCAGCTGGTCATCCAGCGCCCGGCGCACGTTGATGGCCATGCGCTGCTGCTCGGTCAGGCTGCCGCCGATCTGCTCACCGATGGTGCGCTTCAACGGCCGTGCCGAATCGAAAATGCGCTTGTCCTTCGCGTATGCCGGCCGGAACGACTTGGTGCTGAACCCGCCGTTATCCACGACCTTGCCGGCGCGCATGGGATGCACGAACGGCGTGATGCGCGGCTTGGATTCGTCCACGTCGAAGTGAATTTCCTCGGATTCCTCGCGCTGTTCCTCGCGGAATCCAACGTCCAGCAGAAACTGCGTCGGCTGCCGCAGTTCATCCACCACGCGGTTGAGTACCGCAACGTTAAAAGTACCGATGCTCATTGGTTATGCTCCAGTGTTGGTGTGAAGGTGGATGCCCAGTGCGCGCAGTGCGGCCCGGTGCGTGTCGGCGTCATCGGTGCCCCCGAAGGTCAGGGCGGCATCGTTGAATTCGCCGGTGTCGTAAACGATGGCTTCGGCGTCAGCCGCCGCTGCGTCAACGTCATGCGCCAGCACGTGCAGCGGGTCCTGCGTTGCTGCGGTGGCGCTGGTCGAATTGACCAGCACCAGCTTGCCGGCGCCGTCGT